CAGTTCGATTTGTTTTTCACATAAATCCATGATTATTTCCTGACATTTGTGAGGACTACACCCCATATTTTAACTTTAAATGCTTTGGCTTTTCTCTGTTGAAACAGACAATACGCCTTTGACCATGATATATCAGACTGGGCAATTTTCCATGATTTCCCATCAATACTGTACATGACAGTATACACTAAACCAGGTTTAGCATATTTCTTAGACAGACGTTCTTCTTCTGTTTTACGAGGAGCTTTTGTTCCAATACTAACCATGAGAATTGACCTTATTAATGTCTTCTTGTTGGTTATCAGTTGCTGCTTCCATCAGAGCTATATTAAGAGATGTTCCAAAGTATAGTTTGTTACCTACTGTGACAATAAACTCTTTAGTACTATCATCTTGACTAATACTTACAGAAGCTGATGTACCATTCTCAACGTACCCAAGACATATCTTCAGGTTGGTTGTTATTTGATTAGTAATGTCCATTAATTTTCTCCATAATATGGTATATTTTCAGAATTGAAAGGAACCTCATTGGCCCAATGTTCAGGACAATCAGATCTGTAATCAAAACCCAAACATGTACATTTATTCCACGATTTTGGGTTCTCCTCTTCTGTCGTTATTTGATCAATAAACGTCGCTTTTGCTTCCTCAAAGTTGTCTGCTTCGATGAAAGTACCGCAATTAAACCGGTAAAACATAGTATTTTCCCTCTAGTTAGGGTTAAGGGTGAATCCAGTCGATATCACCAAATTGTTAATATATTAGGTTCACGTATAAGTTGGTAGTTGACAACCCGTATTGGCGAAGCCACCAGCTGCAAGGCAGCGAATTGTGAGTAAACAGAATCTATCTGTAGTAATCTATTACAACTAAAAAGACCCAACATCAGCGTTAACTGACATTGGGTCTTAGTTGGAGGATAAGTTTAGCCAAATAGTACGTTGGCAACTGCCGCTGCTTCGTCTTTAGACGGCTCAACAGCTTCCTGCTCTTCTTGGCGACGGTACAGTTGTACTTCAAGGCCAATAGAAACAGACTCACCTTCTTCAAGGCTCAAGCCTTTAGCTTTCAACTGTGTGATGACTTGGTTCATCAACGTAAGTTCAGTTGCGAAGTCTGGATCCATGGTTGGATATACAGGACGAGCTTCCAGATCGCTCAACGCTACGCCACGTGGAAGACGTACAAATTTCCCGTCAGGGTTCTCTTCGGTTACGTCAGTGATTAGGCCCAAGTTCAACCAGATACCGTCATGCTCTTTTGGAGTACGAGGTGCGCCAGCTGCAGGAGTAGATGGGCGAGATGTTTTAGAAATTACAGACATTAGTGGATCCTTTCAAGATTCACGGTTTTGATAGACCTCACATTATTGTGCAGTCCAAAAGCTGCAAGGCAGCTCACTTCACTTTACTAAAGTGTGATTATTAGCGTGCCTATTATTAGACAAACCACAAAGAGACATAGTACTTTAGGGCGTGTCTTCCGCCGTTCATTGGCTCTTAATTGCTTTGCATACATAAGGTTATATTGTGCCAATTCACAACCTAGTAGCCTGTTAGATCGTGCCATAGTTTTATTCGCCTTTAACTGTGTAACCATCAGGATACTGTGTACCTTTTAATTTAGGTAGGAAGAACAACACTGGCAGTGCAATTAGTGCGAATGCGAGCGTTAGGAATGCCCACACTAATACGTTGCGTTTGCGTTTAGTTGCCATATTGTATGACAACACTTGGAATAGTAGGATGAAGATCCCTGTAAATAGTTGTTCCATTGGAGTTAACCTTTCTGGGTTAGAATGTTAATGAAATACTCATCAAAAGGAGGAGCATTCGTTGCGTCGTGGAAGCCTACGATCACACTCCAGTTGAGTATGACACGTACATGCTCATGGGGCTTTAATTCCTCACCAGTATCCAGTAGCATTTGGAAAGTTGCATAGACTGAGGTAGCCTTCGCAGATTTTATACCTGCGTTAGCAATTACCATATAAATGTCTATATTATTTAGTATTACTTGCGTATCGTTAACACGCAAGTAGATCATTTCATTGATGTCTTTCATGAGAGTTGGCATTAACTTTGCTCCTGTGTTTTAATATCATGAAGTTGAAGTTTTATCTTCAAGTTGATAACTCTATTTTCGGCCATAGCTAGACATAAATCTAGGATGGCTCTTAGTAATCTGCGTATAGATGGATGGTTTTGTATCATCAGTTACATACCTCGAAGAGTTCGATGTTGATGCATGTACCAGCAGGTTGCTCTGAGAGCGTTGAGGTTACTGTGTTAGCGGTTACAAGGTGGTCTATGTACAAGACACCAGTAAGTAGGGTTGTGGCAACTAGCACAGCTAGTAGTAGGTTGTTATCAGTCATCAGAGTTACTCCATGAGTTGGGTTGTAGAATGATCTATGATCTATCCAAAGGCACTGTACTACCTACCGGTTAGGGTAGGCAGTAGTAGTTTAGGCGATGTCGTCTTCGGGCTTCCAGCCTAGAGGTTTGTCCCAAGCTAGTGCTACCTTGGCTGCCATAGCTTTCAGTTTAGGGTCTGCGTCAAGGGTATCTTGAAGCTTTTGCATGGTTGCCGCTGTGCGTTGTTGTACAAATTCAAGGTCAGTTAGGTCTGATTCTTTGACTCTGTTATGTACCATGTTAGCTCCTGCCTCAATGGATGTAGAGACTGCTGCAGTTGAGGTGGTTACCATGTTGAAGATGCCGCAGATGGCTTGATTAGCTGATGTGATTACGTTCATGTGATGTACTCCGATGAGGTTGATGGCTGATGCCAATAGGTGCAAGGCACCTGTGTAAATAGGGGGTATGATTGAGATGTGTATGCAAAGGTGGGGGGGCCACTTACCAAATGTGGGATTGGTGTACCAAACGCCCTACCTCTCTCGTTAGTTATTATACAAATTAAATATAAAAATTTTAACTTTTTCCAACCGATTGTCGAGATGTAGAATTTTCTATGAAGAGTGAATAAACAGACCATGGAGGAGAAAGCTTGCTTTCGGGGGAAGCCAGTCTGTTTATGAAGGATGAATAGAAAATTGCTGTGTTGAGAATGTATAAATAATACTTACTTCACTTTAACTCCCTGGATTGTCGAGCGGTATTATTCCTGTGGAATGAGCAGGTGAGCAATCCCCTTTGATTGTAGAAACCTCTTTCGAACGCGGGATGTAGGTGAGTGAGAAAGTTGTGGTGTTAAACCTCGGATCCTGATCCCTTGGTTTATAAACAGAACTCGGACTAGCTAAATGGGGTGTCTGCGATTGTAGCCGCTGACGAAGATCTACAGAATTTGAGGATGGGCTGTCAAGTTTTTGAAACAGAATAATATTCTCTTTATTAGTTTATATGAGGAAAATACCCCTACAAAAAGCTACAGTAGAAAACTAATATGGGCGATATTGGGGTGTTTTTGGTTAAAATGTAGAATATTATTCTTTTTTTCATGAGTAGGCAGAATAGTATTCTTGACAGGGAACCACAAAAAAAGCCCCCGTGGAAGAGGGAGCCTTTTAAGAGATATAGATCACCATTAGGTTATTTCATGTACGTTTAACGTAGAAGGTAGACTACTGACTGTAAAGTAAAATCTTGCATCTTTTCTGTTTCTTGGTTTATACGCAGTTTGTGCAACCACGGAAGGAAGTAGGCAATGCTGACACTAGGGCAAGTTCGAGAATCGCTACCAGTAGCTAATCGAAATACTATGACACAAGATATGGTAAATCAGCTTAATGCGTTATCTTCAGATCCTGAAGAAGCGCGTAATATGCGTGATAACTTCATTACATTTTCTAAGGTACTGCAAGAGGGTCGATTTAAAGTAGGGGATTATGTATCTGCGGTTATGTATGTGTCCCACAAGATGATGGGTAAATCTAACCTGAAATCATATATTGCCACATTCCCTGACCGTTATGCCAATATGGTTAAGATTAATAAACCAGAGAAAGACATCTCCTCTATTGTGTCTGCCTACAATAAGGGACAGTTAGTCACTAAAGTAATGGAACGGGCATATGTTCCTACTTGGCTCATGAACCAAGAGTTCTTTCAGAAGGCATTGAATACCCAACACGATCTTATGGTTGATCCGTCTGTGAGTGATAAAGTACGATGTGATGCTGCTAACTCATTGTTGACCCATCTGAAGCGTCCTGAAGAGAATAAAGCAGAATTAAAAATTGAGATTGCTGTTACCGATGGTATGGCTGCCCTAGAACATAACCTACGAGAATTAGGTAAGAAGCAACTTCAAGCTATTGAGCACGACCCTGATACAACCACAAATGATATTGCTCAAATGCCTATGAAAAATGTTACCCCAGCATGACCCAAACAGCTGATGAATTCATGGAAGATTACATAACCCAGAAGACCGTTGATGATTTTCTCAACGAGATTGACTTTGATAAACTAAATGATGGTAAATATGTGCCGTCAGAGTTTTCACTAAAGTTCATGAATTTCATCAAGTTGGTTAATGGGGATATTGGAGAAGACAACAAAACTCCTGTTATGCATTTGGCCATGTTGGATAAAATTGCAACCAAAGAACCGAGAACAGCAAACCTATGTGCTCGCGGTACTGCAAAAACCACACTTATGATGGAATACTTGGTTATGTTTCTTGCTGTGTTTGGGGAGTTACCCAACTTTGGTGAAGTAACCGGGATGTTGTATATTTCTGATTCCATGGACAATGGTGTGAAATCTGCACGTAATAGCATAGAAACCCGGTATAACCGGTCAGAGTTCATGCAGTATTGGGTTCCTGAAGCTAAGTTCACAGAAAACTACTTAGAATTTAAAAATAGAGCAGGCGGCCAACTTGGAGTTAAGATGTTCGGTGCTAAATCTGGTATTCGTGGTACGAAGATATTTGGTAAACGACCCGTACTCGCTGTCATGGATGACTTGGTTTCAGATGCTGATAGTAAATCAAAGACTGCCATGGAAGCGATTAAAGCCACCGTGTACTCAGGTGTCGCCTTTGCTTTGGATCCTACACGTTGGAAGATGATTCTAAATGGTACTCCTTTCAACAAAGAGGATATTGTGTACGAAGCAATTGAATCCGGCGCCTGGCAGGTAAACGTTTGGCCAATATGTGAGAAGTTTCCCTGTACTGAAGAGGAGTTTCGTGGCGCCTGGGAAGATCGTTTTGCATACTCGTATGTCAAAGATCAGTATGATGCAGCTGTCAGAACCGGTAAGTTAAATAACTTCAGACAGGAGCTAATGCTTCGTATTACTTCAGATGAGAGCCGGCTAATCCAAGAAGGGGATATTTATTGGAAAAGTCGTTCTGACATTCTACGAAATAAACATCTGTACAATTTTTACATTACAACTGACTTTGCAACATCTTCTAAACAGACTGCTGATTACTCAGTTATTTCTGTATGGGCATACGATTACATGGGTAACTGGATCTGGGTAGACGGTATATGTGATCGACAAACCATGGATTTAACTATGAAAGATTTGTTTAATTTTGTTGATGAATACGCCCCTCAGAGCGTTGGTGTAGAGATCTCAGGTCAACAAGGTGGGTTTATTCAGTGGATTCAGATGGAGATGCAGAACCGGGATACTTATTTTAATTTGGCTGGGGAAAAAGGAAAGCCTGGCATTCGTCCAGTTGTAGACAAATTAGCCAGGCTTAATCTTGTGGTTCCACTGTTTAAAGCGGAGAAGATATTCTTTGCTAAAGAGATGAAAAACAGTAAAGTTCTTGGTATTATGATGGAGCAGATTGCTTTGGCTACTAAAGATGGTATTAAAGGGAAAGATGACTCTCTTGATACAATCTCTATGCTTCAGAACATGAATCCATGGAAACCATACGGGTTAGATGTGCCAATTGAGGGAGACGATTCTGTGCCTCGAAATGAGCATGTATGGGGTAAAGATGATTTACACGCAGAAGAGATTGATGATGGATCTTTTGGATCTTATGTGGTTTAAGCTTCTCAAATTATGATCGGATCCTACTATGATGACATTTACACAATTTTCTTCACGCCTAGCTATGGGGCAATTGAAAAGTACAGCCGCTGTAGATAATTCTAATCTAGGTGCATTGAACCCCGATTATGTTAAGACAATTCTTAGTCTTACAAACCAAGGGTTGGTAGATCTCTCTACTAAATTCCCTCTGGTTACGGCTATGATGGATCTCACATTTCAAACAAGTAAACAACTCTACCCACTCACTGATGCCGGTGTGGGTGATTATCTTGAAGTGGTTGATAACGTCGCATTTGTTGAGACTGATTTTGTGAAGGTGTTGGATGTGATCGCAGAGGATGGACGTACACATGCACATGACACCAATGGGCACATAATGACGCCTAATTTTAATAGCTTACGATTTTCAACAGATAGTATGTTACTTCTGAATCCGAAGGTGCGAATCCGGTATCAGTCAAAACATCTACCTATCACAGACACAGAGAATATTAATTTACCACCTAATTTGGAGATAGCATTACAACTATTCGTTGCATCTCTTTATTTTTCCCATATGAATGGGGCAGAACATACGGCCAAAGGCGATGCTTACTTTGCAACCTACTTACGACACATTGGCGAGGATGAAGCAAAAAACAATAGCAGCGTGTCTGAAGTACAAGAGGACACCCGCTTCGAGGACAGAGGTTTCGTGTAATGCTAACAAAACTACAAGTTGTTGAACCAAACGTTGTCATAGACAACACAACCTCTACCGTTATAATTATAGGATCAATTGTACAACTTATGTATAATGACCCTACAGTGTCTGTAGTTTTTGCAGGTATGGCGGGGGGTGCTGTTCGTTGGTACTCTGAACGTGAACATTGGAAAACTGGTGTAGGTTCAATAATTATGGGTGGAATATGTGCTAAATACTTAGGCCCATTTGCATTAGGACTTATGGAAAGTATGATAGGTATTAAGATTTCAGATGAAGCTGGTACTACTGGTGCGTTCATGATGGGATTGCTGGGTATATTACTTATCCGGTATATCATGGACAAGTTTAAGTACCGTACCGAGGTTTTAGCTAAACAACACAAAGATCTGAAAGATGGTGAGGTTAGTGCAAATGGGTGATCTAACTTATAAACCTGGATATCGATTTCGTAGAACTTTTACTTTAGGTTTAGCGTTACTATTTATTATTCAGAACGTAATTATACAATCCCCTAAATTAACAGAATCTCGTATGTATCGAGATATATTCATGCTCACCCCATTTACAAACGTAGTAGTACACAGAATAGACATCCTACCTTCAGGTGCTGTAATCTTAGGTGAACTACGTAAACGCAGATGTACCTTTGATACACAGGGACAAGGTCTTATTGCTTATGTGTTATTTGATGATGCACCAAAGCGACGTACCACTGTTAACGTAAACACAGAAGAGAGTTTTTCTGGGGTGGGCGTAAACAGGCCACCATCAGAGAGTGTAGAATATTGGGGGCCATGGTTAATCACATACCAGGATGACCAACCAACCCCGGATAATTGGGAAATATACGCAGGACATTGGTGCCCTATCACCAACAAAACTACAGGTAAACCATATATAGATATTATGACAGGTGTGCCTATATTGCAGTTTGAGCGTAACTTATTTGCTCAAGGATTATGGAAATCATTAGGAGAATAATATGTCAAACGTTCATGCCTTTCCTCGCTCTGTTCGAGATTATCAAATCCGTATCAACTCTTTTAACATTTTAGATAAACCTTTGACTGTTGATGGTATGAATGGGCCTGCTACTCGAAACGCCATCCACCAAGCACTAGCCAACTTTAGTACTGGTTTGAACGCTGAACATAAAGAAGATTTGTTTGACCCTTCGGGAATTACAAGAATTCATTGGCATTGGACAGCTGGCTCATATACTGTTTCCCCATTCACATTAAAACATTACAACGATGTGTTTGATAAGGAGGGAAACCATTATGATGGTATTGCACCAGCACAGCAGCAAGCTTTTTACATACCTGGTCGGGTAGGTGTATCTCACACTCTCAACGCTAACACCGGGGCAATTGGCCTATCAGTCGCTTGTATGGCAGCTGCGACTGTTAATGGTAATATGGTTAATGCAGGTAAGTCACCAATTACAATGTCTGGTATAGATGGTATGTTGGAACGCTCTGCTGAGTATTGCCGTCTTTTCGATATCCGTGTCTCTAAGTGGACATGTCTTACTCATGCTGAAGTTCAACCTACATTGGGTATACGACAACGTGGTAAATGGGATATCCGAGTATTGCCTGACGATCTTAAAAAATACTTGTCTGCCGAAGCTGTAGGAGAATTTCTTCGTAATCGTATGGTAGAGAAGTTTATGTAATGTTCAAATTATTTACAGGAATCCAAGGCCATTTAATCATGGGGAGTGTTGTTCTAGTACTCCTCACAGGTACATTTTTCTTTGGTTTTAGTCATGGTAAGAAGTACGCCTACGCTAAAGTTGAGAAAGTCAGGCTTGAAACTCAAGAGGAACTATTTGACTTAGGTAAAGTTGTTGCTAAACAGGCAGCCAAACTTGAGACATTAAAAACCGAAAAAGAGGATCTAGTCTATGAACTTGAAACACTCGCTACTAATGACAACCCTGGTGTTGGCCCTGACGGGGTGTTTCGGCTTCAGCGGCGATGGGGTACGCCCTGATCGACTACCTTCCAATATTTCGGAACCCTGTCCTCACCCCCTGTCTGTAATAAAAGCGGTCAGAGGTTCTTCTGTTGGTTCAGATGAAATACGTATGGGACGTCTCGGAGATGCTCTAATAGAGTGCGCAGGTGAAAAACAAGTTGCAGTTGATGCTTACAATAAAGTAACAGATGTTGTATCTGGCTCATAAATAAGTAGGAGTTCCGTAATGGCGCACAGTTCTAATGTAATAACCAATGATACCATAGACCATAAAAATGAGAGTGGTAGCGAGTTGCCTACGGATCCAGAGAAATTGGATGTGGCTCCTGAAGATCGTCTAACTAAGTGGAGTAAAGAACCTTCCATACAAGATTTAAAAGGGGATCTTGAATTTGCTCGTCCAGAAAACAAAGATCAGGCAGCCAATGTTGATGGGTGGTTAGCTCTTCGTAATGCCACAGGCAAAGAATCCGGGAATAAAACAAACAAGGTTGGGCGTTCGAAAGTTCAGCCCAAACTTATCCGTAAACATAACGAATGGCGTTACCCTGCATTATCAGAACCATTTTTAGATACTGATCGTATGTATGAGTTGAAGCCACGTACCGCAGCAGATGTTGCAGCAACACGACAAAACCAACTTCTACTGAACTGGCAGTTTGATACTAAGTTAAGTAAAGTGTCTTTCATTGACCGGTATGTGCGCACAACTGTTGATGAAGGTACATGCGTTCTTCGTGTAGGTTGGGAACGTAAGGTTGAAAAGGTATTGGTGGATGCACCTGTGTACTCCTACTCTGAAATCAATCCTGAAAATGAAGAATTACTGGCCTCTCTACAGGCTGCAGGGGAATTACTTCAGAATGAGGATCCTCGGTTTTATAATTTACCTGAAGATATTCAGGCTGCCGTAGAATACACTATTGAAAATGGTACTCCAGTTACTGCAGAAGAGACTGGAACTGAACAAGGCTATGAGAACAAGATTACAGTCAACCAACCGTCTATCCGTATAATTAATATACGTAACTTCTTCATTGATCCATCATGTGATGGAGTATGGGAAGATGCGCAATTTATGATCTATACCTACGAGGCAACCGAATCTGATATCAGAAAACGTAAGTCTTTTAAAAACTTGGATAAAGTCCAATGGCGTGCAAATGCTGTTAAATCTAAACTCGGTGACCCGGATCACACTTCAAATACTCCAGAAGCAGATACACGAGTAAATACAGATAAACAGAAAATCTTGGTGTATGAATACTGGGGTCTATTTGATATTCACGGTGACGGTGAAATGGTTCCTATTTTGGTTTCATTCATTGGTGATACAATCATCCAGATGACTGAGAATCCTTTTCCTGATCGTAAGGCCCCATTTGTAGTTGTTCCGTACATGCCGATCCTAGAATCTGCTTTTGGTGAGGCTGATGCTTCGATCCTGCAAGACAACCAACGCGTGTTGGGTGCAGTTAGTCGAGGTATGATTGATTTACTAGGTCGTTCTGCCAATGGACAAACAGGGTATGCCAAAGGTTTCTTAGATCCAGTTAATAAACGACGCTTCACATCTGGTGAAGATTTTGAATACAATCCAAACTCTGACCCTAAAGTTGCTGTACAACAGATGACCTACTCAGAGATCCCTACATCGGCTCTACAAATGTCCCAACTTCAGAATGCTGAAGCTGAAGGGCTTTCCGGAGTTAAATCTTTTGCAGGAGGTATAACCGGTGATGCATTTGGTTCAGTCGCTCGTGGTATTAATGGTGCCCTAGATGCAGCTGGTCAACGTGAGATTAGTATTCTTCGTCGTTTAGCTGAAGGTATGAAACATATTGGTGAAAAAATCATCTCAATGAATCAGAAGTTCTTAACAGATGAAGAAGTTGTTCGAGTAACAGATGAAGAGTTTGTAACTGTACGTCGTGATGAACTTGAAGGTAAGTTCGACATGAAAGTTGCCATATCTACCGCTGCTGCCGATGAAGCTAAAGCTCAAGACCTTGGTTTCATCCTACAGACACAAGGCCCAAATGCAGATCCAGGTATGAATGCAGTTATTCTGTCTGAGATTGCAGATCTTAAACGTATGCCACACCTGGCTGAAAAGATCCGGGCATATCGCCCAGAGCCAGATCCACAACAAGTTCGTCTTGCAGAGATTGCTATTGAGCAGGCACAAGCTGAATTGGATCTTGAAAAAGCCAAAGTTGCTAAGACTGTTGCTGAAGCTGAGAAGATTGGTATGGAAACTCAACAGAACTTGACTGGTGAAAACCACAAACGAGGTATCGAAGCCTCTGCTGCACAGGCCCGTGGGAACCAAGATCTTGAAGTGACCAAAGGTATTTTGGGTGGTGAGACTCCTAGTGGTCTAATTTCTGCTGCAGTTGGCTTCAATGAGTTGTCTAATCGAGGTGATGACGCAGTACCTGAACAGATTCCGGCTATTGATGCTCAACCTGCAGCGCAACCACAAGCTGATTTTCTACCAGATGTTCCACAGGAACCCCTTGCTTTACCACAATAACTAAACCATAAACCGTGAAATCAACTATCTTGAAAGGATATACTCTGATGACCACACTATATGACGATGGAGGACAGGAAGCTCAACCTACTGCAATGACCTTCGAAGAATATGAAGAACATAAGGCAGCTTGTGAGCACCTCATCAAACTCTCAGACGCTTCACGTAAGTTAACTGAATCACCTGAGTTTAAACTAATTATCATGGATCTTTACATGGTACAGGAACCACACCGTTTAGGTTCTTTGATGGCTTCAGGTAAACTAACACCTAAAGGTTTTGAAGGTGCTGTAGAAGATCTACGTGGCATTGCAAACCTACGTACATTCCTAACTGAGTTTATTCAAAAGGGCACTATTGCTAGTGAAGAACTTAAAAATTTACAGGAAGCTTACGACGAATCAGTTGAAGCAGCCGCAGTAAATAAACCCTAACCTGAAAGGATAACAATCATGCCAGATGATACTGTCGTAAAAACATTCGATTCTCTTACTGATGATGAGTTAATGGCTCTGACACCAGAACAGGTCGATGAAATGCAGGCTGCCGAAAATCAAGCACCTGTATATGAATCCCAGGAGCCAGAAACTACTACCTCAGAGGAGGAAGATCCTAGTGCTGCTGAAGACAATCAGGAAGCTGATCCGAAAGATCCTGCCGACCAAGATCCAGAACAACCCGATGGGTCTGACACCCCAACAGGTGAAGAAGGCACATTGGAGCCGGAACAACAAAAAACAGAAGAAGATCCAACGCCAGAGGAAGGCCATGATCCGGATGATAAGGCACCTGCTGTTGATGTCAAAAAAATAGAACCAAAAAAGAAGGAAGAAAAACCTCAAGAGGTTGCAGCTCCTTCTGGGGATGTTCAATCATTCTATGACAAAGTTACTGCAAAGTTCAAAGCAGATGGCAAAGACATGGAAGTTAAAGATCCTGAGGATGTTGTTCGTATGATGCAGATGGGTGTTAACTACTCCCGTCGTTTGGCAGAAATGAAGCCAATGCGTCAGTTAAATCAGATGTTAACTCAACATGGTATCAATGATGTAAATAAGTTAAGTTACTTGATTGATCTCGACAAAGGTGATCCTGCAGCAATTAAAAAGTTGTTGTCCTCTCATAAAATTGATCCAATTGATTTGGATATGGAAGGTGCTGATAATTATAAAAACCCTAATTATCAAGGAGATGCAAAGACTTTAGCATTTTCAGATGCCATCACAGCAACTCAAGATCGTGAAGGTGGCCAAGGATTTATTGATGAAGTTGTCTCAAGTTGGGACGATGAATCTAAAGAAGCTTTACGAGAAGATCCAACTTTATTCACAAGTTTACTTGACCAACGTGATAATGGGATCTATGAGAAAGTTAACAATGAGGTGAATTACCAGCGTAATGTCGGCAAACTAACTAACGTATCGTTTATACAAGCGTACAAAATGGTTGGACAACTAATGACAAACCGTGGTGACTTTAACTCTGTACCAGACCAAGGCAACTCAGCCGATCCCGCTAAAGTAAAAGCCAAGATTGTTGACACTGGCCCACGGAAGGCAGCCAAGCAGAAGACGGCGTTGCCCAATCCTAGTCTCTCTTCACAACCCCAAAGTCGCACCCCTTCCAATCCTGGAAAGGACGACACACCGGATTATAATAGCATGACCGACGAGCAAATGTTAGCTATCGGAGATCCAGGCTAAAGTAATCCACTTGAGAGAATGAAAGGAATTCCTCATGACACAGTTATATAATGATCCTGCTGGTGGCTCCCCGTCAACAATGGGAACACAGTACAACACTTCTTACTGGGATCGACGTTCGCTCATTGATGCTGTTGAACAGTCGTTCTTCTCACCTCTAGCTGATGTCCGTTCAATGCCAAAGCATTATGGTAAAGAGCTGAAGGTTTACTACTACGTTCCTCTTTTGGATGACCGTAACGTTTCTGACCAAGGTTTGGATGCTGCTGGTGCAACTATGTCGTTGACAGAATACTTTGTAACATTTCCTGCATTGGTTATGGAAGTTGCAAACGCTGATGGTGCTTCAGCTAAAGTCAACATTGATGATAATGTTGGTTCAACCTTAGTTGCTACTCTTGGTGCCAATGACTCTGGTGTTTCTGGTGCTGGTTTCATGTCAGTTACTGTTAATGCTCTACAGGCTAAGTACCTTACTGAAGCGAAAGCTGATTTGGTTGTTGCAGAAAATATTGGTGCTGTGAAGCTTCAAGCTGGCGGTAATATGTACGGCTCTTCTAAAGATGTTGGTACAATCGCTGGTCGTATGCCGACAATGAACGAAGAAGGTGGTCGTGTTAACCGCGTTGGCTTCTCTCGTATCGAACGTTCTGGCACACTTGCTGAACATGGTTTCTTCACTGAATTTACTGAAGACTCGTTGACTTTTGATACTGATAGTGAGCTTTACGGTCACATGTCACGTGAACTGTTGGCTGGTGCGAATGAAATCACTGAAGATCTGTTGCAGATTGATTTGCTTAACGCTGCAGGTACTATTGTATTCGGCGGCATTGCAACCAATACCAAAGAAATTACAGGTGAGGGTGCAAACATCTCAACTGTTGACTACTCTGACCTGAAACGTTTGAGCATCACTCTGGATGACAACCGTACCCCTAAGAACACTAAAGTGATCAAAGGTTCACGGATGACAGACACAATGACTGTTAACGCTTCTCGTTTGCTTTACATTGGTTCTGAGCTTCAGATCACTGTTGAAAACATGGTTGACGGTCTTGGTAACGCAGCATTTGTACCTATTCGTAAGTACGCAGATGCAGCTACAATCTTGAATGGTGAAATTGGTTCTGTCGGTGACTTCCGCATTATCATTGTCCCTAACATGATGCACTGGGAAGGTGCTGGCGCTGACGTGGGTACAAACCCAGGTAACGCAGAATCAGGTGGACGTTACAACGTTTATCCGATGCTGGTTGTTGGCGACGCTTCTTTTGCTACTGTTGGTCTTCAAAGCTCTGGCGCGAAGAATGGTAAACAAAAGTTTAAGATCATCGTTAAGAAGCCTGGTGCTGAAATGGCGACTGTTTCTGATCCTTACGGTAAGATCGGTTTCTCAAGCATTACCTTCTACCACGGCTTCATCAGCCTTCGTTCTGAACGTATTGGTTTAGTGAAAACAGTTGCTCCTGAGTAAGATCTGGAATAACTAACTAAATTAAGGGGGCCAACCGGCCCCCTTTCTTATAACAGAAATCCAACATAGAAAGATTTGCAATGGATAATTCTCAAAACCTAACACTACAAGAAAAAATTGATCGCGTTAATGCTGTGACCGATATTGTTGCTATTCGTGAACTTGCAACAGAACTCAAACTTACATTTTCAGGTAATTCAGGTGCGGATAGCCTGAAAAAGAAAATTATTGATGCTTTGAAACTTATGGACTCCATGTCAACCTCTGGTACTGATTCAGATGATGTTGGTGATGGTACTGAACCAGATGAATCTGAAAATGGTCTTGAGGGTGTTACTGTTCCACCTTCTACACTAGCTCCTACCGAAGCTTCTGCTGTAGTATTACCAACTGCGACCACAACTGCTGGCCCTGCTGATGATGCTCCAAGTAAAATGGATGACATTCCAGAGATTCCGAAACAACCAAAACCAAAAGGCCCCCCTACCAACGCTGAACTTATGTTGATGAATGCCAACAAAATCTCTGATCCGGTATTATGTCGTCAGGTTGTACGTGCAAAGGCCCTTACTTTAGTTCGTGTACGGATTACTAACCTAGACCCTGCTGATGCTCAGCTTACTGGTTCAATTCAAACTGTTGTCGGGCGCCATATTGGTAAGGTATCAAAGTTTATCCCTTACGGTGATGAATCCGAAGAAGGTTACCACATTCAACAGTGCTTGCTTGATCGTCTAAAAGAAATGAAGTTTGTTCTTCGTAAAGAGAAAAAAGGTGGTCAGTTTGGGGTTAAGCAATATAAAACCACTTTGGTTAGTAAATTCTCTATTGAGATTTTGCCTCCGCTGACTACTGAAGCTCGTGGTGCATTGGCCTCTCGCCAAGCGGCATCAGGTGCTATAAGCAACGACTAAATTATAACTAAAGAGAGAGGTGTCCAATGACGCACATTAACTTACACGATGGAAGCGAAGCAGACACAGTAGCTAATGCTTTGTACACCTCTCTCACAGCAAATGCTCCAGTACCTCCTACGGTGGATCTATCTGGTGCTCCGTTTACATATACTGCAGATCTAACCTCTGAGATCTACGAAAAAGTTGAGACAGTTACTCTAGCTCAACTCACAGAAAAAGATTTAGATGGCTCCGGTGTATTCGATACATTGATGGCCTCAGTCGATTTACATATTGCTCGTGAATTCAAGAACAACCGTATCTCTGGTGATCAATATGCCAAGGTCTATACAGACGTGATGACAAGTGTTCTTGCTAATTCTACACAATTCCTCTTGAACAAAGACAAAGCCCGTTGGGACTCAATTACAGCGCAGATGCAAGCTCGTGCTGCTGAGATTAATGTTGTCACATCCAAGATAGATCTTGAACGTGCTAAAGTTGAAACACAAAAATTAACATTTGATATGCAGAATTCCGCTGCACAATTCAGTGTTACCAAATTACAATTGGCACAGATAGATGGTCAGATTTCTCTAACTGAAGCTAATACGTTTGCTGAAGCTTATCGTGCCGAAAACATACTACCTGCTCAATTATCCGAAATTAATTACAACGTAAATACAGTGTTGCCATCAAATGTTGCACTCACAAATTTTCAAGTATCTGACGTACTGCCTGCAAAGATCGCAATTGATGCCTATCAAGTATCTACTTCACTACCTGCAAAAGTGGCATTAGATAATTATGAACTTACCACAGCGTTACCTGCCAAGGTTGGTCTGGACGCCTATCAACTTACAGCAGTACTCCCTGCCCAAGTTGGTTTAGATGCCTATAGGCTTGCAAGCATACTTCCAGTTGAAAGAGATACTGCTGCATTTAATTTAGCCACAACTCTTGTTACAGAAGATGCAGTTGCCCAGTATGGTTTAACTCAATTACTTCCAATACAGAAAGCACAGGAACAGTACAAAGTAGATACCCAACTGCCTGCACAAGTTGCCCTGGTTCAAGAACAAACAGAAGTACAACGTGGTCAAACCATGAATACACGTACTGACGGTACTACTGATATTGCCGGGATTGTTGGACGCCAAAGCGCCGTACTAGCTGAACAGCATGAGAGTGAGCGGGCTAAGACATTAGATACCCGAACAGATACCACTACTGTTGTAGGATCTATTGGAAAACAGAAAGACTTGTATGGACAACAAATTACTTCATACCAACGGGATGCTGAATATAAATCAGCTAAGATGTTCCTAGATGGTTGGATAATTCAGAAAAACATAGATGAAGGTTTAACCATTCCAGTCGAACTAAATAACACCACTGTAGATAAAGTAATGGCCAAGATCCGTGTTAACAATGACCTAGGAACTGTTAATATATAATACCAAAAAGGTGACTTTCTATGGGAATTTTTAGTAGCAAATACACCACGTATGTTGCATCTACTGTTTATAACTTAGCAGGTGAAACTGCACCTGATATATATAAAGTAGGGTTACAAAATGCAGTGACAAATGGGCATGATCTTGCTTCATTTGTCACAACATTTCGGCAGAAAAATCCCTCAACTACTCAAAAAAATTACTATACTTGGGCAAAAACCAATTACCTAGAGGGGCAGATGTATATTGATAATATATACCTTTTTAGGGAGGATATTAATCCCTTACTTATTGTGGATCACGCTACTGATATTGTGTACAGACCAGAAGGTACAAATAAAACTGTAGGGAAGTTTAATCCTTTTTTGTTTACTGCTGAACTGTATTCAGGTGTTTCTGATGCAGCATTTAAAGCTTACTGGTCAATGAATTACTATTGGCCCGGTATACCTGGTAGAACAAGTTCAGGTATAAATACATATGATGGTGGCCCAACTATCTCATACTACAACACTGATAGTTATGATTTAGATGCTCTATATGTAAGCGACTACACTTATATAGGTGGTGTAATGGTCGTAACTTATGATGAATTACTTATTACAGATCCAAATTATGCTGAGTATTTAGCCGGCTACAACGCAGTATTTGAAGATGACTACTACCCAATTATAAATCTAAGGGTCGATAACAAATCTATACGTCATGCTGATTTCTCTACAGAGTATCCTAGCATAACTGCTGCCTATAAAAAAAGTACAGGTGGTAGTGATATTGAGGTGCTACTTGACCAAATTGAAGCTAATGCAGATATAGGAGATATGGATTACATATACATGCTTAATGGGATATCTGTTAATGATTCAGACCATTCAAGTAAGAAATATATATATCACTATTTTCTTGACCTCTATACTAAGACAAACTTTACGTTCCCATCCTTAGCTTACTGGGACTTATGGATTGCTGCATATCCTTCGACAATATCGAATACACCTAAAGAAGTCCCATTCACTAAACTCAACTTCAACTCATACGAGAGTTTACCTAACTTTACTACAGTACACACAGACTATGTTTGGACTACAATAATAAAAGAATCTGTGACTATTTCAGGAAAAGTAGGAGACACTACAGTAGAGGTTTTGACTGACCCCTTCGATTATCTCAATTTAAACGAGACTGGTAGGGTTAAGATTACTCACCAAAAAACAGCAACAGAACAGGACATACTCCACGTAATTGGGTTTAATTACACCAATCACATTTATGGCAATGAGAACATTGTTATTGCTTTAACAGATGCCCTAGTAGATTCTGATCCTTCTGGTTTAGTCTTACCTTTGACGGATAAAGTTCTAAGAAAACTTTCTGTAAAAGACTCGGCTAACTTAGTAGGTAGTAACAGTCTTTTAATAATTAATTCCTATATTGTAGTTAAACAAAAGTGGTATGAACGGGGTGCTTTTGCGATTGTTTTAACAATAATCTCTGTAATTGTTGCTTTCTACACTGGGGGATTATCCTTAGCTGGTGGAGGTATTCTGGGGTCAAACTTAGCAATTGGTGCGACACTTGGTCTTTCTGGTACTGCTGCTCTGGTAGTAGGTGCTGCAGTAAATGCTGTAGCCGGTTTAGTGGTTGCTAACATTATAACTAAAGCAGCAGTAGATATATTTGGTGATGAGTTGGGCATGATTGTAGCTGCAATTGTTGGCACTATAGTGACGAGTGCTGATTTCTCTGCTGGGGGATTTAAAGGAATTGATTGGGGGAGTATGTTAAGAGCTGAAAACCTTTTAAAGATGACAAACTCTCTAAGTTCTTCATATTCAAATTTTGTACAAGATGAGGCCAGTGAACTTATGGCCCAACTAGATATAACTAGAGAAAATTATGAGGAACAGGTTGCACGTATTGAAGAGCTTACCGAAGAACTGGGTTTAGGTGGTAACAGTTTTTACGCTACGCTATATTTAACAGACTCAGCTAATAGTAATATTGGTTCAGCTTCTGCGTTTACGCCAGAAACCCCTAGCGTATTTTTACAACGTACATTGCTGACTGGGACTGACATAGCACAAATAGATCATAACATGATCCGAGATTTTGCATCATTAAACCTAACACTACCTGATTTGGTATAGATAATATGAATTGTCTTTTTTACTTTTTCGTACTACAGGTGAAATCAACACTAGGAGTTTAGAACCATGAGTATTTTAAATGAACAAGATAATACAAGACAATTGGCTATACGTGACTATTCACAATCGAAAGTTAATAGCCCTCTTACCCCAAATGGGGATGTTAATCCAAACTTCCTAGAAGGTGGTGGGCCTATGGCTGGACTAACAGGGATTTTTAAGAATAAAGATAACTCCCTAAACTTCAAAGGTATTGGTGCAGCCTTCGGTGCTGTACAATCCATTGGTTCAATCATTAGCTCATTTAAGCAGAGTAAGTTGGCCCAAGATCAGTTTAACTTACAGTCTCGTGCTTTTGAGACCAATCTATTCAATGAACGTCAAGCTTTTAATGGGTCTTTGGCAGACAAACTAGAATCTCGTGCAACAGCTATGGGTAATACTCGTGAATCTGCATCAGAAGATATTAAACTGCGTAGCATATAAGGAATAGCCCTATGGCCCAATTACAAGTAAAACAGATTGCTGCACCAAACTTCTCTGCGAGTAATGATCTTGCTATTGAGTCAGCAAAAACACTAGATAGAGGCTTCAACACTGCTACTTCAATCCTTAAAGATCTGGATACAGGTCAGAAGGAAAAGAATGATATCGCATTGGCAGGTGAGATCGCTCAGTTAGGCTCTGAAGAGGATCTAGCAGGTTTCCTTGATGCTGGTTCATTTGATGGTAAGAACCTGTCTGCAGGCATGACTAAACGTATTGCAGAGCTTCGTGGTACAGTTCTTGGTTTTGAGCAAGATCGCGCAACAATAGATTTGACAGGTGCTCAAGCTAGTAACGCAAGAGCTTCTGCTGCCTCTACATTGGCTGCCAGTGGTCGTGCTGATGCTGTAGATAATCGTAAGGCAATTGTATTTGGTCAGGGACAAGAAGCTATAAAACAAGCACAACATCGACAACGATTAGTAGAAGCAGTTCATCAAGATAATCTAGCCAATGGTGTTACAAATCTGGATGGATCTCCTCGTGTATCTTCATTCCAAGCTGCTTTAGATAATTTTGATACTACAGTGTCTAATCTAACGCAAAAACAACGTACTAATTTTGGTCAATCTGGTACTCGTCTAGCTACATCTGGTACTGCTGGGGATGCAAGTGCTAGGGCAGTTAATCAACATAATATTGATGAAGGTACTAATTCGTTTATTCGTAGTATTGTTGAAGATAATGCAATACTTACACAGTCCCAAGTTAGTGATTTTATAGCAAATCGAGATACTTCTGGACTTACAGCTGCACAAATTACTGCTGAGAACCAAAAGATTGCTGATGCTTTTGCTAACCCCGATAGTGAATTATACAAACGTCTGAACCCTGGCTTAACCAATGTTGATGATATCGACATTACATCTGCCATAAATAATTCAAACGCTGCTTTGGCTAAAGTTGAAGAAGCCAGCCCATTTAGTCGTGCTGTTATTGGTGCTCAAAATGCAGAGTCAGATCCTACTGGCTATCTAGCTGCTGCCCTACAAGGCACTCAAGCAGGTAAACTATCAGATAATGAGATTACAGCTGCCATTAAAAAAGTAGCTGAAGACAACAAAACTACGTTGGCTAAAGCTTCTGAAATTATCCGTATATCCTCATTAGAAGATGATGGGTTTTTCTTTGGTAAAAATGGTGCCCTTGCATTTGGTGATGGTATTGCACAGAATAGTACAAATGAGATCTTTAACCGGTTCTTCGAGAAATCTGTGTACAATCGTACATTAGAGAAAACACAACTAAATAAAACCAAATTGAAGGAACGTAATCGTCAATTGGATTCATTCACAAAAGTTGCAAAGGAACGTCAGAAGATTAAACGAGATCCTAATGCTAAAGTTCCTAAAGATCTTGAGAAAAGATACCAAAAAGAGTTGAAAGCTTTACGTGAAATAATTACCCCTGAACGTGTTGCAGATCTAAATCGGCAAAGTAATGCATCAACTCCTAATTCCACTTCTACTGTACCTATTCGTGCTTCTGATGTTGACAACTTGTTGCCTACTCAAGAGTCGGAAGCTGCTCGTTTAATTGGCGAAGCATCAACTGCTTCGCCAACTGGAATTACACGAAGACTAGGTGAACAGGGTACTGATGCAGGTGACAGTATACGTTCTCTATTCCAAAGATTAGGTCTTAGTCGGTAAAAGTTAACTCTGGCTTATTATTAAAATCCTCAGTATTAGGTACTTCAGTACCTAGATATTGAGGATTTTTTTATATGGCTGACGAACCAATTCTAACGGACGACGAAGCAGAGCGTATAGCTCTTGGTAAATTTACTGGAAATTCGTCAGGTGAGACCATTGTCCTAAGTAGCGATAACAAGCTGAAATTGATTGATGCCCAAGAGCGTCAAGACCTCGTTCGTGCTGACAGTTCTAATCGTGATGCTCTACAAATAACTGGTGACGTTGCCTCTGGTGCAACGGCTGCATTCCTTGGTGCTGTGGGTGATGTTGTATCCCTCCCATTTCTTGCTATAGGTAGTGCTGCTGATGGTGTTGGTTTAGATGGGTCTGCCTTCAATAATGCAGCCAGAGGTATTCAACAGAATACACAACAGGCAACTGCTGCTACTTTGGCCCTACAATCTCAAGAAAATAAAGATCAACAACAACTGGTGGGTTTACAGTCCTCATTGGACGAAGAAGATAATAAAATCCAACTGGATAAAGATTTAGCTGAAGGATCTAATAGCTTCCTAGCTAACCTGAAATCTGTTGGTCGATCTGCTTTAGATGCTGGTGGTCGTGTAGCTGATAATCCTACATCTGCACTAGATATCATTGCTTCTGGTATCGGTTCAATTGGTTTCTCTAGTAAGTTAGTTGGTGTGGCTTCCAAGATTGCAGTACGTAATGCTACAGGTTCTGCTGGTATCATCGGAAAAGAGTCAGCTGCTCTTGCCAAAGAATCTTCAGATCTGGCTACTGCCCTATCAATTGGTACGACAGAAGCTTTATCTGTGCATCGTGATACTGCCATGACTATTCTACAGATCCCACATGCAGATCTATTAGAGGGATCTCAGATCTATCGTGATCTAATTGATCAAGGATTAACTCCTGACGCTGCTCGTAAACGCACAGCTGTATTAGGAGGTAATGAAGCTTTAGCATTAACCCTGCCTGCTGCTGTCGCTTTTGGTAAGGTTGCTGGTAAACTTGAAGCAAATCCATTGAAATTTTTTAAAGGTAAAGGCGCTGGACAAAAGATTACTGGTATTGCTGCCGAGGGAGTTGAAGAGACTCTTCAAGGTGCAGGTGGTACTTTTGCCTCAAATGTAGCCCTACAGCGTAATGCTGATAAAAACCAAAGTTTACTTGAAGGGGTTGGTTCTGCTGCTGTTGAGGGGTTGATTGGTGGTATTGGTACTGCAGGCGCATTGGCTACCCCCTCTACTGCAGGATCTGTATTGAAAACTGCTGCAAGAGGTACAGTAAAAGCTGCACAATCTGAAACCACAGCAAACATACTTAATGCGGCTGGTACTGGTGCAAAAGCTACTGGTAAGGCTGTAACCAAAGTCACAGCACCTGTTGTCAAACCAGTAGCACAAGCACTGGCTCCTGTAGCTGAAGCTGTGGGTGATAAAGTTCAGGATGTTATTGAACGTCCAAATGAGAAGATTGTAGGTGTGGTAAACCAAGCGGTAAACCAAACACAGGTTCTAGCTAATACTTACATTGCTGATAAAAAAGCTACCCCAGAAGCTGTATCTATTATTGCGGAAAAAACAGAAAAGATTTTAGTTTCTCCTGGCTTCACTGAAAGTGTTACCCCTAACGGTACAACCTTATCAAATATCCAGGGTATCTTGGCAGGCGTCAAATCTACAAAAATCCGTAAATTGGCTGACTCTGATCTATTGTTTGCTAATACACAAATCAATGAATTACAGCGTTCAGTTAAAGGTCTTCCTGCTGATGTTCGTACTGAAGTTCAAAAAGTTCTGGCCTCTACTCAACTACGTGCAATCACTAAACGTGCAGGTGAAATTGATCAGAACAAATTAGATGTATCCAAGATTCAAATTAACGAGCAGGTTATTGCTGATACCTTGGCTCTGGCTGAAATCAATCCAGCTGCAGTTCATCCTGAATTACTTAAAAAGATCTTTACATCTGGCGGTGCTTCTAAAATCCCTAAGAAGTCACGAACATTACTACAGACTGCAGGTAAGATATCAGAGGCTGTCAACAAACATGTAGGTGGTACGGTTGAGGTTGCTGAAGATGGCACCGTTTCAATTACACCTGGTTTAAATCCAGGTAACAAAGTATCTCGCTCAATCTTATTAGGCGGGTTCAAAGATGTGAAGGGCAATAAATTACGTTCTGTAAACGACTTTGTATCTGATATAACTAAAGGTGCTCGTGATGAGTTTGGTACATTCCCATCAACTGAGAAAGGTTCTGAGGGTATTCTTATCCGTGCATCAGATGTTGCCCATTCCTTTGGTTTATTCACTACCCACCTTACCAATAAAGTCGATGCTCTGAACCGTTCTGCTCAAGCAGGCAACGGTGTTGCTGGTCTACCTATGAAATTTGAATCCATTGTTGGTGGTACAAAACTTGTACCTGCAGGCCACCCAAAAGGATCTAAAGCGATCACACTTCACCCTGGTCGTGAAGGATCAGTTAATTTGGCTCAAGACGTGTTCAAAGATGCTACTGTTGCAGCTGAAGTCCACAATCTATTGGTTGATCAATTCCCTGATTTATTTCCAAATGGGAAAATTGAAGTTCCAACTCTAATCGTTAAAAAACAAGAGATCTCTGATGTCAGTTCACAAAAAGAAGAAACCCAAAAAATAGCAGACACAACGGCTGTCGAAGAAGAGAGCAAGGCATCTGTTGCGCAGCAATCAGAGGCAGAGGTCGATTCTGAGACAAGCCCAGAAGTAGTAAATACCTTACCTACTCAACCTAAAACTAAGGCTAAGTTTAATGATTTAACACCAGATGGTCGTATCAAATCAATCAATGGTTGGAATAAAGATGTGCAACATAAACCTTTGAATGTTGAAGATACTAAAACAATAACTGATGTTTTGTCTCCAGTTCTTAAACAGATGGGTCTACCTGACGTGGTTAAAGGTTTTGCTGAATTAGTGACCGAAGACCCAGACCACATAGGCCATGCTTATTGGGGTGAGGGTGTTATTTCTCTTAAACCAGAAGTTATTGCAAATATTAAAGCAGGTAAGTTGGGACGTGGTAAGCACATTCTATTCCATGAACTTATGCACTTGATTGATGGTAATGCTGTGGAAACACCGGGTCGTACTCTCTCAATGGATCAACTTGGTTTTGACCCTTTGAAGGGTGAGCTATACAAAGAAATTAAAGATCTAACCAAGGTTAATAAACGAACAGAGGAGTATTTCTCTTACGCTCTTGGTTTCAGAAAATCTGATACCTTATTCTCTGAGTTGTTTGCCGAATTAGGTGCAGCAATGTTGTTGGATGAGGATAAAGCATCAGCACAATTCCCGAAAGGAATAGCATATGTCAAGCAAGTCATCACCAAAGCCGGTGGAAGTGAAGCACCCAGCCAACGACAAGATCCTGTACGACAAGACGATACCGTACAAACACCGCTAAACAAACGGGATTACTCGAAACTAGATAGCCGGTTTAGTGCTACTCATAAGGTTCTGGATACAAATATTCCGTGGACAGATGCAGATAGTCTCTTGAATCAAGTAGATCCAGAACAAACTGTTTATCATAATTTTATAACAGAACATCTAAGTGCAATTGTTGATGGTGTACAAACTCGACTGTCAACTGTCCCGTTTGGTAAAGTGGGAGGGGAGACTGTCTATGAGCATATTCTTTCCGATAAGGATTCAGTAGAATTCCGTAACAAGAAAGCACTAATGTTTGTGAATACAGAGACTGGTCTATACGATCCTACTCTTCTTGGTTTAGCTGCCACAACTGTATTGGATTGGATGACAACCACTACACCCGGGGATCCATCACGTATGGATGAGACTTTGGAGAATCTTGGCTTGTCAATTCATGATGTTACTCCAGAAAACTATCGTGATATTGCAACAGGTGTTCCACCTAACCGTGCAGTTACCCAAATGACTAATATGGTTATAAAGGCTTGGAACATGAAAATAGACAAAACCAACTCTATGGTAGATGTACGTGCTGTTGAGGGTCTAATTAAAGAGATCTTGTTGGTTGCATCTGAAGAGACAGATCTTATTCGATTATCTACAATTAAAATCAATTTAGGTGATGGTAAAAACACAGCAGTGACAATTAACATTGATGGTCTGAAAAAATACCAAGATGATATTGGAATTATTGGTAGAGGGGCTATACAAAAAGCAATCGCTCCTGAATTAGATATTATGCCATCATTTGATAAGAAAATTGAACATGTTGATACTACTCAGGAACGTTCTGATGTACCTCTAGGACAACAAGAACAGACTGCGCTGAAAAACATGCAAGATACACCACACAAGCTTGCTACAAACATGTCATCGTTTACTACAGCGTTGGGGTATGACTTCATTAAAGAACGTCTTGGCTATATTGATATGGATAGCTTTGCTGGTAATGATACCCTACGTCTTTCTGTAGATGGCCTTAATACATCCATTCGAAATAACTGGGATAATGCTCAAGCAGTAATCGCTGGTATGTCTGAAGGTGGATCCGTCTACTACGGTGTTGGTGTTACTAAGGTTGGTCGTCATCAACAAAAAGGTATCAATCCTCAGTCAAATAAGATCTTACGTGCTCTAGTTACCCCTACAAATGATGTGTTGGATATGACATCCACTGAGCACCAACGTGCTTTCTGGTTAACCGTGGCTCAAGCTTCAGGCATAAATAAAGTAGAAAATGAGAACCATGATAGTATTCTTGCGAGTATTCAAGGTGACTTTGCAGTTAAATATGGTGACAGTATTTCTGAAGCGGTGAAACACCTTAATGGTGAAACCATGAACCTAGATGTTATGGCCAAAGAAATGGGCAATGGTATGGATATGCAGCAAATGTCTGCAATCCTTGCTGTAGCCTCTCTGAAGGTAGCACCAGATATAACCAAGTTTGAAACATCATTGTCTTTCGAGCTTGATGGTAAAACTGATGGGCCTGCTAATCTGATGGCTAACTTTGGTCAAGGTCTACTTACAACCTTAGATCACGATAACTTCCAACGTGTTGGCTTCTTCCTTGGTGTTAAAAACCGCACATTAAATCATCTGTTTAGTAAGCTTGGTTTCAAGGATCTATACGACGTGACATCTCTGGATGCAGAACAAACTATGTTTGCTAAGATTGCGTCTTCAGACACAAAAAACAAAGAAAAGCTTTATGCTCTGGCTCGACTGACTGTTAAGTTTGGTGACTTTGCATCTGACAGTGAAGAAGACTTCCGTAAGAACAAGTTCCACCTTACACGTAATAGTTCAAAGAACCCTATGACAAAGACTGTCTACGGCTCTGGTATTGCTGGTGTAGGTAAAGGCTTGGCACATGATATGATGATTGAAATATACAGCAAACTGGCATCAAGCCAAGATGGTGTTACATTCGCTGAGTTCCTAGGGTATCCAGGTGTAAATGAAGACATCGAACTGTTGTTTGGTCAAAAGCTACCAGATCCTTTGGATCCTGCTACGTTCACATTTAGTAAACCAGCTATCAAACAATTTGAGGAACTTGTAATTGAGGAAACTGGCTCTCTTCTAAGTAATTCTGCTAAGAAAGTTATTGGCTCTGAGATTACAAATGTCAATAATCATTTGGTATTTATGACATCTGTCCAGGCTAATTTCTTAGACACCTTGTTTACTGAACGTTTAGATAAAATGGTTAAAGACCAGATCGCAGAGGGTAAGATTAAATCTCGCCAGGATCTAGCACAATCTGATTATGATGCTCTGGTAGAGGAATTGCGGGTGTATGCTCCATTATTTAGTAACGGATCACAAACCCTTGCTGTAGGTGGATTTGAGTCTTCACAGATTGGTGATAACTCTGCTGCATTATCTGCCACCTTAGATGGTAAACTACGTCAATCACCTTCACTACAACGTCCTGCAGAGTCTAAGGTTAAAATTATCCCATATATCTCTATTGGTCGTGGTGATGCTATGATGATGAATGAGATCTATAGTGCAGACGATTCCCCACAAAATACACTGTCTGTGTTCGATGGGATTGATATGCGTATTTCAGATGTTCAGAATTATTCTGATCGTATTAATACTGCTGTATTGAAGAATTGGGATTCCGATATTCTAATAAGTATCGTTGAGGATTTTGAGAGTTTCCTTCGTCATGCTGATGCTGGAACTAACAAAAAGCTCCTAACTAAAGCTTACAGTGACGCAAGTATTAAAGCGAACAAGAACCCTGACAACACATTGACTTCTAAGAATTCACGGGAGTTACTCCAACAATTACAAGGTTTCCAACGTAAGAATAAAGCCCGTAAGGATGTATTTAAACAGATCCCACTGTCTGTAGATCATATGGGTGGTTCTGGTACATCAATATCTCGTGGTGATAATACTGAGATGGACAGAGATGCCATTAATGAATTGATCCAAGACAATTTAGATGCAGGGGCTTTACCTAAAGAGGCTTCCCCTCTTGAGGAAATCATCCAGGACTCAACTACAGAACATATAGATGCTCACTATGCAGGTGAACACAACCCAAATGTTGCTCGTTTAGAAGCCCTAAAGAATGAGTTCCTTGGTTTAGATTTTACTAACGATGGTGTAGAAATTGCACAGACTGCTGTTTTAGCTAAGGATGACATAAAAGGATTAAATACTCCCACAGAACAAATGAATGCTTTCTTGTTATGGTCGCTGACAAATGAGAAATTGGTAGCGGTATTGAAAACAACTCGTACCAGTGTCCTAGCTAAACTATCTCGCAAGGTTAAAGCTTTAATGGCACGCATTATGGGTGGTAACCTGAAGCAAGACATCTATTCGAATGTTGCTGCCAACGTTAAGTTGCTGGATAAGGCTATAAAGGCTGAACCAACTCCATCTACTATTGCGGTTACACAAGAGGCAGAAATTACAGTTCCGGTTGTTGAAACTCCTACTACAGATACTGTAGAGATTGAGATCGAAGCAGGCACAGGCGGGAGCAACGATAACACAAACGACAACGGAGAGCTTACCCCTGAAGCACATGATTACTCAAACTTCTGGATTGATCTAATTAAAGAGCGCCTAGCTGCTCTTGATTTTGGTGATAACCGTGAAGAACGTATTGACCAACTTGATCGTTATAAAAATGCAGCTGCTTTGGCTGTACGTGATCTTACAATGGGTGGGTTTTCTCCTAATGAGTATGAGCAACAAACATTCCGTGCCATCCACATGGTCATTGCAATGGAAACCCGTTTAGATCCACAGACAAGTGTAGCCTTAAACAACTTGTTCTCATACGTAACAGATAATCTTAAACCTGAGATGTTTGGTTCAGGTCGTATTGGTCAAGAACGGTTTTCAACTGTCATGTCTCTTATGGGTGATACCGAGAATGATGAGGGTATGAGCGACGCAATCGCAGTATTCTTTGCTCTATCTCAGTCATCTAAAGGTTTCCGGGCTGCCTTGGATAAGCTTCCACGTCCTCCTGGTAATGATGCCTCTACATTAAGTAAATTTGTCACACAAACAACTGCAGTATTGATGCGTAAAGCGGTAGGTACAATTGACATCCACAGTGATAGTGCTGTTGGGTTGTTGAACGTATTGTCTAAGAACTTATTGATTGAGGAAGGTAATAAAGAGTTCTCAATCCTTCGTCCTCTGATGGGATCTGTAGATCTTGCTGATAAAGCAACCTCTGGCCTACTGAAGAAAGCTGCAGAGATCACAGATGAATTCCATGCACGTAAAACTCGTGATGAGAATTCTACAGTATTGACTAAACGTCTGACAGGTGCTGTAGCATTTGCTACAAGCTTCTTAGACGCTAAACGTGGTGATATTGCAGCTGAGACTACTAAGAATATGGTACATGCTGGTATAAGCTTAGATAGCTTGGTTCCAATACAAGAATTTGTAAATGAACTGGTAGGTTCTACTGAGATAAATCAAGCAAGTCTCAAGTTGTTGGATGGTGTAAATAAGGATGTATCACAGGTTCGCCAAGCTTTCCGTATAGATCTTCCAGCTATTCTTACAGAGGACTTCAACACGGCTCCTACTGCTGCTCAGTGGAAGCTGATGTATAAAGCTTTCGGTAAAAATGACTTCGCTTCAGTGTATGACAAAGCTAACCCAGGTGAATCTATACGTTTGATAACCTCAGATGCTGCTCGTGGTCGTGCAATTGCTGCTGCTGAAGCACTAATTGATGTCGGGAATTCTGCTAGTATTGCTGGGGATATTAAAGATAAGTCCCTACAGTTAGCTAAATTTATGACAGACCAAGGTGCTGGTCATCAGTTGATCACCAATGCATATGCCATCAACAAACTGACAGGTAACTTTACTGAAGCTGATACAGCTGTAATTGATCGACTAGTTACACTTTATGCAATTGAAGAGCTTACTGGTGAGGAGCGTAGTGAGATCCACGACATATACGCCAATAATAAAACCGGTGTTCGTGGAATGATGGTTTATATGCAGGCTCTTAATTTAGAAGAGGATCTGAAAGAAGTTACTGAAGCTATTCGTCTGAACGGCTACAAAGGTTACATCCCAGATCACCCCAAAGAAGGTGTAATTGTTCAGATCGCAAATGATAGCGATGAAGATACAATGATCCGTAAAGGGTTTGTAAAACTTGGAGCTTTCCAGGCTGAAGATGATGCAGGCTTCGTTAATCGTAGTTATTATGTCTCTTCTACAAAACAAGGAGGAGCATACTCACAGGGGGTAATTCAAACTGTTCAGGACACATTCCGAGGTGTATCAATCTCCTCTGGCTTATCTTCAGGTAATCACACTTCTGGAGTAATTTCCGGCGCCGGAGTTGATAGTATCACACGAGCACTAAATGCTTCACAGACTGTTACAGACCCTAAAGAGGTATTACTGCCTCGCTACGGTGATGATGGTGCAGTTGTACACTATGAACGAGTTATAAACCCTGACATCCTTGAGACATACGCACAACCTGAACAGAACCTATCTAAGATGATTGGTTCATGGGCTGGCCGCCAAGTTGAAGAGAAGTTTGCTCAAGAGTATAACCGTAAAATGATTGATGAATCGAAACGTATATATGATGAACGTGAACCATCACACGCTAACCTATATGTGGATATCTCAGATCCAGAATTAACTGATGCAATTTATCGTGACAGTTGGGCTGCTATCCCTCCTGAAACCAAGAAATACATTCGTTCGGTTTATGGTGATGAAGGAGGGTTCTTTGTACGTAAAGACATGATCAACTTATCTCTTGGTTTCCGTGAACCTTCAATTACTGATGTATGGACTGGCAAGACACGTCTACCAGATACAGTACAGACTGCTGTGAAATTTGTAGCAGAACTGACAATGGGTAAAGATGGTCGTAGATACTTGGTCAACACTGAGAAAGTAACTCAAGATACTATATCGTATGTTAAAGATGCAATCATTGTTCGCTCTCTGATCGTACCGTACATGAATACACAGGCTAATGTCTTTCAGTTGAACACTCGTGGAGTACCAATGAAGACAACAATGCGTGGGTATCGTAACAAGTATGTTGAGATTGAAAAGTACAATTTGAACCGCACTAAGCTGATTGCTTTGGATGTAGATCTTAAACGTGCATCAGCATCTGGTGAGATATCTCGTCTGAAGCGTCAGATTAAGGCTGTAGAGGCAGAGAACGCTCGTATGAGCATTGCCCCTGTAGTTGACGCTGGAGCCTATAAGAACATATCTGAGGGCATTACAGAGCTTGATGTAGACATCACTTCAGGGAACATTGTTCAATTGGTTGATGGTTTGATTGAGAAGTTACCTTCTAACCTTGCGAAGTCTGTAATCAAAAATGGTGTGTTGTCTAAGGAAACAACCATCTACAAGATTGCAAATCGTGCAGTTCAGTATGGTGATTTCATTGCTAAATCAATCTACTATGATCACCTACTATCTCAAGGTGTGGGTGCTGAAGATGCTTTAACCAAGATGAATGAAGAGTTTGTAAATTTCTCAGCACCATCTGGCCGTGCTCGTAACTATTTAGAGAGTTTAGGTGCAACCTGGTTCTTGTCCTTTAAGATCCGAATTGCGAAGATCTCATTAGGTATTATGAGGGATAACCCAGTTAGAGCACTGATTACTGCCAACACTGTTGGTGATTTAGGCTCACCCGTCAACGATAACTTATTCTCTGTTATCGGGCAGGATAGAATAGATTATGCCCTAGGTTGGGACATGCTATTTGGTGCACCAGATCTGAACCCTTGGGTTCAGTTGATGAATTGGGATTAAATAAAAAGAGATCTCCCGTAGCTAATGGGAGATCTCTGATGTATTAATAGGGGGTAGTTTTTCAACCCTCAACGTGACATCAGACTCCGGGAAATGTTATTTCCATGCTGTTGTAATGTTGATTCGGATTAGGTTGCCGGAGATCCTAAGATCCCCGGACTTGAAGAGAGGTCTCATCTAGTCGGCGTGGGGTAAATCCGGTTGCCGATGTCGGAGCTAGTCTCAACTACTGATGTTTTATATACCGACCTAGCAAGCCGGGGTATCCGATGAAGATAGCATACATTTATTGTAATAAATACAAGGCTGCATACATTTATTCATCAAATTCATTATCGAAGGGGTGCACCGGCATCTATCCACAGCGATTAACTCTGCTTCGTTCGGATTCCATTGGCCGGTCAAGCTATCAAGGGGTGCACCACCACGGTAATAAATTAGTTAAAGAGATCCAAACGGGTTAGGTATGGATCCCTTTAGTTTATCAATCACTCGTCGTCATCGGGTTTATCGAAGTCCTTAGAAACGAACCACATTAGCCACAGTCCCGTGAAAACTGCACCTATTACGGTTAGTATAGAAAGGATAATTCCAATAATTGTCGAAGCAACAAGTATGCCGATTGATAGGATAAAGAAGGAGATCGTGTAAACAACCGCCTTCAATTTCGTAAGTATATTCATAGTCTTATCTCCATATCTCAGGAAAACCAAAAAAGAGAGATTAGACCTTATGTGTCAAAAATCGAAGATTTCTTCACAGGTTTAGGGGTCTCTGCTTCAGCTTTTTCCTCAACTTTAGAGGATGCCTCTTGGGATTCCCCGAAAAGGTTTTTTGCCTTGCTACCCTCCGCTTTGTCGACGGGGGTATCGACACTTTTGGTATCTTCTTGCTTTGGTTCAGGCTCTTTATCTGGTGTTCCAGTGCTTCCTGTGCCATCGCTATCAGGGCTGCTTTTATCAGTGTCTGCCACATCAGGAGTTGGCTCCTTCGGGGCAGGTTTTGTTCTAGGGCGTCCACCCTTATTCTTTGGTTTCGCTTTAGGTTTAGCAATTGCTGCACCCATCAATACTTCTGCTGTGATGTTGCCATCTGCATCAGCAATAAGTTCAACACCTGTAGCACCAGTAATGTGAAGTGTTTCAACATAGTTTTCTAATGCTGTTTGGATGTCAGTGTCATCTAGTAAGATACGCATAGGTATATCACTCCTTGGTTCAATTTCAGTTATCGTCACGAGGACATGTTCTTCAGGTTGTATGCGACCGTATTCAAATGAGATGTACACAACATGCTTATAGTCATCATCTGGTATAATACCGTAGGTGACTAATGAATCTGAGAAGAACTTATCTACTATGGATCCAACATTCATTGTATCTAATCTGGTTTTGGTTCTGGAATTAACCACATAATGTAGCTTAACCTGTTCCATTTTTGGAATGCCCTTTAACAAAGGATCCATCAATTCATGAAATTGTGTTTTCATGAGATTGTTTTGGAAGAAGTGGAGGTTACGATAGACATTGAGATTTAACGCCTTCTGATCCTTCTTGTTAACAAAAAGTCTCATTGGGAGTTTTAAGCTCCATGATCTATTCGTAACCTTCCTCGGTTCTTCACCAATCAACTAGGGAACCTAGTCGAACAAGCTTGATTTCTTAGCAGCTGACGCTGCGCCATCTCCACCAGAGCTTGCTGATTTCCCTGCAAATGCCTTACCACCACCAGATTTTTTACCGGTAGACTTGTCATACACTTGGCCTTTGTTTTTTTCCAACCATGTGTTTGCATATGCACCTGCGTCTTCATCCATTTTAGCAATAGCTTTCAGTAGATGTCCACTTGCGATCACATTATCAAGGGTTTCACCCATGCTTGTAATGTAGTGTGAAACTTCAGAGATTGTTACCAAATTATCTTTTGGGAAGAATTTGATGACTTCGTTTACTTCACGAGTTTCACCAGTGGGATCATACTCACCTGTAGTTTCATTTTTGGCAGTTTTATCAACAACTTGCTTTTGAATTGCCAATTGGCATTTTTCACCATGCAGCTCAGAGAAACACATAACAGCAGTTGGGATCTCTTTTTTAGATTCAAAGTCATACAGTTTTACTGTAAGTTCTTCTGCTTCCAAATCGCCAAGTTCTTTACCAGCCAATAACAAAGCTAGTGAGTTCATTTGAGAGAAGCCTGGTAAGTTCTTTGGTTCACCAGTTTTCTTATCTTTATAGGTTACTTCACCAGTACGGTTTGAGACCCATGTTTGAGAACGGACTTCCTGTCCGTTGACATCAATCAACAATACAACACTTTGCGCTTCTGATCTTGCTGATTTTTGGATGTACGCAGTTTTGATCTGACCTTCATAGATGTCTGTGTCTAGGACACCTCCACCACCAATAAAGTCTTCTTCTACGTTGTCGCCTTTGGCTGCGGTTTTGCCCGCGAATATATTTGACATATGGTATTCTTTCGTTTGTTAAAAAAAGGAGTATTCTTTGGTTAGGTTTTTGGGTGTTTAGTTATGCCGTGTAGTAACCAGTTAGTCGATCCATAATTACCTGTGCATCATTATCTACATAAGTCTCAGGAGTAGTGAACAAACCCATAGGAGAGCGAATGCGGTCACCTACAGTATGTTTTGTTGTCTTGGTTTGGAATACGTGCTTGAAGCCAAGTGCGCGTTCTTCATCCGTGATAACTAACAATTTGTTGTCGTCTTCATACGTAACAAGATCTTTGACACGTATTTTTTTAGTATTGATGACTGTTGTGAAATAGGCTTCCAGCCCATTCTTTTTCAACGCACCTTTGACTGGTACAGTATATTGGATCTGACCTGTGTTTTCGTCTAACAACCCGTCAAGGTGGCCCAAACATATAACATACGCATCAACTTTTGCAACATAATCATACATTAATGTCTTAAAGAATTGTCCGTATGCACCCCATTGTTGCATGGTATTTGCTGAACCAATAACGTGAACTGCTTCGAAACGTTCCATCATGAATGAGATTGTATCAATTACAACCGTATGGTAACGGCCAGTGTTATCGTCGATCAACATTTGAAGATATTCAAAGATCTCATAAGGATCATCAATTGTCACCTTCTTAAAGTTGTTCTTGAATGGGAGTGGTTTGCCTGCTTCACAATTAATGTAAAGCACGCCTTCTTGACCACGAATATTGATTAGTGAGGCTGATTTACCCATACCGGATTCACCGGAAATGAGTAGGGATTTTGGATGATCTGACATACAGTTTCCTTTGGTTAGAAATTTTGAGAGCCTTTATTACGACACAGACTTGTATATATTGCACTGCCCTTTTGCTCAAGTCGAACACGTTTTACCTCGGTGTGTTACTCCTCTGAGGGTTAAGGTTTTCCAGTCACCACATGCTTAATAATTTGGACTCTTCAAAGGTCGCTTCGACCACCACCGATCTGGGATGCATGTTAACCGTCTGCCTATTATCCCTTACGGGAATTTGCAGGACATATTTGCAGCATATCCAGGCTGTAGTCTGAGTGATATGGAGGGTTTTTCAGGCCCTGAAGTCTACCTCGCTTTGCCATGCCTGACATTGCACCTGGGTATCCTCATGTCCGTTGCTTTTCACTCATTAAGTTTAAATAGAACCATGTACATCGGTACACGTTTTCATAAGACCCTGCTTTACTAGGTTGTTCCCTGATGTGTGATACAGGACAACCCTTGCCATGGTTCTATCTAACTTGTTAAGCCTGGGCGTATTTCTGCGCCACAGACCTTAATACTGTTGAGGTCACTTCATCCTTTTTCAAGGGTGAGGGTGATCTACTATTCAATCCAAAGACTTTATCTTCCAGTTCGTTGTAAGTCGCACCGGCATCAAAGAGCATCATAGCAAAATTCAACAGATTATTGTTCCGTGAACCTACATCCATGTTTTGAAGGAACCAACGTTCAAGATTATCTAGCCGTCCTAGATCCGCAACAGCAGTAACATATTCTTTGTTCTGCTTGGTTTTAGGAATGAAGGGTAAGACATCAACAACAGATGGTGCTTTGTGTACATACACTTGGCTATTCTCACCTGTCATCCATTTCTTAGATCTTTGGTTTGCTGATTGATCTGATTCGAAAGGCAGCCAGAGAAGAAAACTATTCATGAATTCACGATAGTCCGATTTATCTAAATCTAAGATATAGTTGGTCGGCATGATTAGACGGAAACGGTTCTCTTCTTCAGTATGTCGCTTTGTGGTTGATGTAATGAAGGTGTAGTCCTTCAGAAGCTCATGACAAGCATCTAAAGATATCCCACCATCAACGTCCACAACTAACATATTAAAGCCTTGGATCACGTTGTCTTCGGATCTATGCTCATTTTCAAAGCTGTGATTACACCAATGCATACCCGGAGCAGACAATAGTTTTGGAAGGTTATCCAAAGGTTGAACTGTAGACGAGTAATCAGAAGCAAAGTGATCAGATAAACTGAAAGTCAACTTTGCAAGATCTGTCTCCCGTAGTGTAGATCCCGAAAAGAAATCTACGCCACTGATGACATTACGTTTAATAATGACATGGTTACCAATCCCCCATGCAGTAGCCAGATCCATTATCTCCCTACGTGGCCCAGAGGCTGCAGGGTAATATGGAAGATCTTCGACTAGATCTGCATGGGTTAGATTGTCTGGAGAAGACGCAATGTACTTTGCCAGGCGAACGAAGTTACGTTCACGTTTCAACAAAGTCTGGAAACTGTCTCCACTTTCTTCAGCAACTTTAATAGCTTGCCTCAGATTTGTAGATGTGATTACTGGACTTTCGTCTAGAAATGCATACACACCTGCAAGTTTTAGAGCTTTGAAATACCTATGGCTTAATTCAGCCTTACGGATAACTTCATGCTCTGGGATTACATTTGCCAAAACTTCACAGTGTAGACGATATGAGATCAATTCGACCCCTACATCTTTCTGAATGTCAATTTTTTGACCGTAGTATTTGTCATCTGCAAATTTTCCCAATTCAGCACGCCAGCGAACTAACGCCTGTGATCGGGCTTTTGAAACTAAGCTGTCATAGACATCTTCTGGATTCACAGTGTGTGAAAAAGTCTCAGGTTTACCCATACCAAAAAAGCAACGTCGAGCATATCCTGTTTCCAGGAAGCTGTAGAATTCTTCTTCAGTTTTGGATCCGTCGAACAACTTTGAGGTTGTACCAAACATTAATACATTTGCAGGTGTATCACCTACGATATCAATGCCCCGTTCATTATCAGCTGTGTTCTTAATTAGCTTGGTTTTAATACGACCAAGGTCATATAATTCCAGTAATACGTTCAGAACTTCACTGTTTGATACTAGGTTTGAACCAATCTCATCCATCTGGAAGTTAATTGATCCTGCACGAGCCAGTAATAGTTTGTAACGCAGCTGTTTAACCGCTGGAGCTGTACCACTATCAAAAATGAATGGGGCGTGCCCCTGACGCTTAAAATCAGCTTTTAGTTCGTCAAGTTCTTTGTCTTCATCAGTACCCTTAGTAGCTGCTATATTTACAGCCATATTAAATAAAGATTCTTCTGCAATAGTTGGAAATACAGTAGAAGCAAAATCCTTACGGAATGTCCCAATAATATCTTCCATTAAACTTACAGAGTGTCCTTTACCAAAGCCTGATGTTGCTAATGCGATTGAGTAAATATTAATTGGGAGTTCACCCCGTTCAGGACTTACAATAGATGCACGCATTGTACTTGGAATTAAACCAAGAAAATAAGCTACCTCTGCTTGGAAGAATTCACGGTTCACGTTTCCTGTACGATGGCACAGGAGATCCACCAATTCCTGCATTGCAGGGTGGTGGCTAGAAGATTTAACATCTTCCAAGTTAAATAGGTTAGACACTGAAGTATTCCTTTCGCTGTTCACAACCAGAAAAGGCAGGACAGTATTCACAAGCCTTAACTTCACCGGGAACTTTAACTACTACACCCTTACCTTTAGACTTTTTCCATAGTTCTGCGTCTGTTGGTGAGGTGAATCGTTTGGTACATTTACCGCCAAGCTTTGCTTTTTCTGGATCTGCATAGTATTTGTATACGTCATCAGATCTCCACAATTCTTTATCAGTACAACGAACCATTGTTTCTTGGTTCTTGCCTGCATTAGCACGGATATCTGCTAATTTATCGGACATCCACTCTTCTGTTTCTTTTAGAGATAGTAGGGTAAACTCTTTGTGGGTTACCCGTGTTTGTGGGTAATTTGGATTCTGTTTGGACATAAATTTTTGCCAATCAGTAAAGATAAACTCAATACGCATTGTGTCTTCTTTAATAATGTCCTGCATGATCCAACGATACATAGAACCTTGGAGCATGTAATCCATGTCTTTTGAACCAGACATATAAGAGAATACTGATGTAGATTTGAAGTCTCGATATGCGGCGCCAACACAGAAGTCCAATTGACCTGTGAGCACGATATCTTCAAATTTACGAAAGCCACGTTTCTCTAAATAAATTGGGATCTCGTCTTCCTTTAGTGTTCCATCTTTTGGATTGATTCGTATCCGATCAATGATTTCTTGAGGATAATGAAGTGTACGCATGGCTTGCTGCCAATTACCTTCAGTCCATGCACGTTCAATTGAGTCATGTAATCCATGTCCCATTCGAGATGCTATCATATCCGACACGTCGTAATCTTCATCTGATCTGTCGGTTTTACGACCCAGAATCAACTGTCGAGTTGGCTTTAGTAATGTAGTCACGGAGATCAGCTCCCCTTCGGGGGCATCCTTTGCTCCACTGTTGTACCCATCCTGAAGTAACCAAACTGCCATAGGCAAGTCGATCATGTGTTTGTTGGTTATGTTGACCATATCGTTTTTCTTTCGTTCTTTGGTTTATATTCTTGGTGAGTTCAGATAACTGCTCTCTTGCACGTAATACAGGAATAGATGTCATTTTGGGATCAAAGATGTAATGGTCGTAGATAACATGAACATTATGAATACTACGAACCTTATGAATATCACTATTTAGAGGGTGGAATTTTATGTACTGATTATAGTACTCTATCTTATCTTTTTTAATCAAAGTTGAAGGATCAGGGTTATAGATACTAGCCATTAAATTTCTGGTGTAATCCCTTTCACGATAATCCAAGACAATGAACAATACATTTATCCCATCCAGTAGAAAGTCATCATGTGCACATACTAATTGAGCAGTTGTTCTACCACTACCACGATCAGGATCAGGATCTATCATCATACTATTCCTTCTTCTTTCAAGTAGCTCAAATGTTTTTTAATACATTCGTTGATTTCATCTTCCGTGGTGGCATTAGGTATGTCGAATTCAGCCCCCCAATGAGGGTGAAAGATTGCCAGTTTACCTGACATTGAGATGTGTTCATTTTGGATTGCAGGATCCTCTTGCCAACTCACAGCTTTAGAAAGATGCGTGTTGGTGTACATAAGTGTTTCCATATTATCCCGGATCAGGAAGTAACCTGCATCATGTATTTGTGAGCATGGTTTAATATCCAGACGGTATTTTTCCTTACGGACTTTTAATAGAAATTCAGATCCAGCACGGCTATTTAGCATACACCAGGACTGTCCCAACGCATTACCGGCTGTTCTGCCTTCGGCAGCAGCCTCAAATGGCGTCTTGGATGTCCCTAGTACCACCTGCTTTAGTAGGGGAGTACGGAGCCTCAAGCCAAAGGCAAGAGTAACGTATCCATCCTTACAGGCTTGATCTAAACGATCAGCAACCCATGTGTCTGATACCACATAAAGTTTGTGGTAACTGCTCTCAACTGATAGTGCCAGTTTCCTAGCAAATCCACAGTTGGTCATCAGTGTCATATAGGTTCCCTGGTATGTCAGAGCAAATGTAGGTGCTTTACTTTTCTGTCTTAAAGGTTTGTATTTCATGGAAATAGAGTTAACTCGGCTCACATTATGAACCGAGTTAACTACAATAGACACCCGTGCAATTGGGGTGTCTATTTTAAGCATCGGTCATCTTTGACAACTGATACCATTCTTTGGCAGTTTTCAACTGACCTTTAAAACGAACAACCACATCAGCTCCGCTGATAGTAGCTTTATTGTTCTTACTTATGACAGTGAATGTTCCGTCTTCATTTTTGGTAATTTTAGGAGTTAAATTCATGCATCACCTACCACTTGGGCTTTAACTGCCCACATGGAAGCATCTTCAAGCTTGGTAAGTGCAATACTGCGACGACGACCTGCAGGCAGGCTACCAATTAAGGAAGCCATGTCATTTGCTGCCGTTTTAAGATCGGAGATCATTGTGTCTCCTGATGGGTTAAATCCCACATCAGTTACAGTTGTTTTACTTCCCTTCACCTCTTCGTAGGTGGCTTTGAAGATCTCTGGTTTGCAAGGATAAAATTCCCCTGCAACACCTCTGATGATTATATCACCTGCGGAAGCAAGCATGTTACCTTCTTTGGTTGGTATGATGACACCATCATCGACACCTTTCCAACCTTTTTGTAGAACCAACTCCTTAAGCTCCTCACTCGACTCTTCACCTTGCAGTGGTACTTGCCATGCTGTAATGACAACAGGTAATTTGCGATATAGTTTCATGTTATACTCTTTTGAATCGTGCAATACGACTCTCTAAGATTTCGTGATACCGGCTCATCGTAGCATGTTGTTGCTTCAAATGGGTTTTATCAATAGTTTCCAAATCATGATAAATGGTGCCACCTATAAATTTTTTTAGAGCTACCACTTTAACAAGCAGTTCTACTGCTTCTTGGACAACTCGAATTTCATGATCGTTTAAGTTCATGACGTTCCTTTCTGTATTAGTAAATACAAATCTTTCCCCAACATTTCAGTGCCGAGGTAATCAATTATTTCTTCCGAGTGGAAGTAAATGTGACCGTTTCCGATTATAGCTTCATACGATATTCCTCCTTCTGGTGTCATTTTAATATCTTCCATTTCGTCACCAAAATAAGCCAATGCCCGTAGGCAGTGACCATCATATCCATCAGAATACACTTTAATTTTCTGTGGATCGTTTGTTGTTACAGCTGAGATCTTGTCTTCTAGGGAGTCGAAATCCAGCCCAACAAATAACCATCCGGGAGGAGCTTCAAAGCATTCCTTGATGAGTTTTGCAAGTCTTTGTTTTACCTTGCTTGAACCTGCAGATGGAATATTCTGCAGGTTGGGGTTGTTGGAAGATAATCTACCAGATGCTGTGCCTCCAAGCCTAAAGTTTCCGAATAAATAATGCCAACCATCGCTACCTTTTTTGGCCAATAAGAAGGCCGGAAGGAATGTGGATAGGATTATTGCCGAAGCTTTGTGCTCGATTAATACATCAAGGAAGACAAGTACCTCTGGATCCTCAGTATGATTTTTGAGTTTATCCAGAGTTTCTGCACCCGTTGCAGGCTGCTTAGTATCTGTATAATCTAAGACAGGTAAACCAAGGAAATCTTCTGAGTACAATAGACGTTGTAACTGTTTCGGAGATCCAGGGTTGAAGTCTATCATCGTATCTTTAGTTTTACCTAAATCTGCTCTAGTAATTTGCTTGGTTTTGAGCTTCTCATTTTTCTTAATGACTAACTCATCTTTTAGCGTATCCATAAAGCTTTCAACAATATTCATATGGTTCATACGGTTTTCAAGAACTGTGGCTTCACCTTGAAGAAGTTTCTCCAAAGCAACAACCTTATCCATGTTGATGGGCATACCTGTGAGCTGCATCTGTATGATGTCAATCACCGCTGGCCTGAAGATCGCAGCATAGAATTCCATCTGATCATCAGCTATCGCTATTGGTAGATTTTTTTCATAAACATACCAAGTAGATAGTCCATCAATGAGGTTGTATTTTAAGAGTTCATCCATAGGAATTTTGCGAATATCTTTAATGTCTTCGACAGCATAGTTTCCCGCAAACTCTTGAGCTTGGATCTTCAGACCTAGCTCGTTGCCTGCACATGAATTGGTGGCTAGATATGTAATCAATTGAGAGCAATCCCAATTGCGTAACATAACTTCCAATCCTGTAAGTAAACCTTCTTGATCCAGAATGTCTTCCATAAACAACTGGTAAACCAACACATAAACATCATAGCAGATGTTATGGTAGATCATCTTATTTTGGAAAGCCTCAAAGAATGTCTTCAGAGCTTTTCGTATGACAGGATTAGTTACCTGTTTGCCATAATGACCTGTATCTACGTCATAAAAGATGGACTTATAATCTATTGGAAATGCAACACCGTGGTGCTGATCCCAACAAAATGTGATGGTTCCGATCCCTGCATCATAATGCTTGAGTGAGAACCCTTCGATGTCACATGTAAGATCACAGTCCATCTCGTATAGTTTATCTAACCAATCAAGAATTTCTTGATCAGTTTGTGGATATGCACAGAATTTGATGATATTAGATCCCACCTTCATGTCGTCACCTTGTTCATGTTTTACTAAGGTTTCTAGTGAAAGTTTAATCTTTGCATTCATCTTATCTGGATCATAAAATACTCGTGCATAGTTAGGGCAGTATGTTGCCTTTAAACCTGGAACAACTGTGTCCATGATATCACCGATACGAGCATCAGTTTTAGTTTGTTTGGTTAGAATCTTAAAGTAATCTGGTTGAGTAACCACAAGCATATTAATACCTGCATCCAACAAATACGGAATGAGGTCATTTAGGTACTCTTTTATATCAGCTGCAGATGTTTTCTTCTTGGTTGGATCCTTATATAGATCGCAGACCATCACATTAGTACGAAGATCCTTTAAATAGGGATCGTAATAGTGCTTCTGGATCTCTGTGACTTGGATTCGAGGACAGAGTATAGCTATCTCTGGCTCAGTTTCGTAGATACCTACAATCTCGTAACCCATAGATTACTCCTCTGCTGCTTGTTCTTCTCTCAACATCTTTAGTAGGATCTTTGCATCCCCATCTCCACATTCACTCATACCTATGAGATAGTTGTGGATCATGGTTTCTAGTCCACTTCCCATGATTAATCAAAACTCATCAGTATCATCTGGTACGATGTCTTTGTCTGATTTCTTAAATTTGCCATAAAATAATTCCATACTGCTCATTCGAAATACCTTTTTGGTAGTTCTCCACGGATGTAGAGACGTTTCTTTGGACGTGACAATGCAACGTATTGCATACGAGCTGTCTGTCCTTTGTTGGTTGATTTGCCAATGTCTGTTAGATCCACGATCACAGATTCATAGGTAGAACCTTGAGCCTTGTGAGTTGTAGACGCTGCTACAGAACGAAGATCCGGGAAAGAATTCTTTACTTTAAAGTACTTATCCCAACGTTTGTTGTTGGCATAGAACTTAATTGTGTCCACACGTTCTTCAGGATCTGCAAAACAATTGATGGTGTAAGTAGAACCTGTGGTTATATCTGCAACAACCATTTCTATCATGGCAATATCGTATCCAACTACTACTTCAGAATCAAAGTATGAACGTACTAAGCTTTCAACTTTAACTACCTGATCAGTGTACATACGCTGCTTATCTGGAAGTTCTACTGAGGAGTTGTTTACAAGGATCTCACCTTCAACAAAAGGTTCAGTGTATCCACGCATTTCTCGTATAAATGTATTATACTCCATCACACGTTTGTTGGTGTATGATAGAATTCGACGCATAGGATTCTCAGAATGGTATTCACGTTCAAGGATCCCACGTAAGGTATTTCCGTCAACGTAGTCTATCACACCAGGTACTGGGATGATCGGTGTAAAGATACCCGTCTCCACAGTCAACTTAGCTTGCTCACACAACTCCATTAGGGCTGGTTGTTCAGCATTACGTACAGGCTGTGTTAGATAGGCTGTGCGATAGTTATTTGCGTAGATAGGAGAGATCATTTCTTTGATCGGAGCCAATTGATTCTTATCACCTACAAATAGAACTTTACAAGATGAATCTAGACCTTTGTCTAGGTAGTTCATTAGTTCTCGGTTCACCATTGAACACTCGTCAATGACTAGAAAGATCCCAGAATGAACAACCCATTTTGCAGTAGGAACACATTTAACTTCACCTGTGCGGAAGTTTTCACTTACCCGAAGGTTCATGAATGAGTAAATTGTTTTGATTTCTGAATGGTGGTTTGGCATTGCTTCTGCGATCACAGCTGCAGCCTTGTTTGTTGTGGCTGTCACTTCAACTGTGTGTAGTCCACTCTCAGCAGCTGCATGGCGTATAATGCTCTCTGCTACTTTACTGATAAAAAAGGTTTTGCCTGTGCCAGCACCCCCCGATAGTGCCATGTATTTTTCATTTGGGGCGTTGGTAAAGTTGATCAATTCAATGAATGCACTTTGCTGCCCGGCGTTTAGTCCCATGGAGTAATCCTTATTATTAAATTTGATCCCCTACCATTACAGTAGGGGAGTTTTGTGCGGCTCTCATCGGTGAATTCCGTATCAGGCACAGTGCCTGTATTGGAGTTCAGTTGTTACCCGCACTTGGAGTGGCCACAGTCTTTACAGGTTGGGCAGCCACTATCATTAACTATATTAAACCCATTACAGTTTGGACATTGTTTTGGGGTTGGTTGAGATTTTTGGTCTTCTATAAGCTCTTCAAATGTTTGAGTTTCTTCTACCTTCAAAGACTGATCCAGTTTAATGTACCCAATGTTCTTGAGATGTGTCTCAACGACATCACCGAGAAGAGCGATGAACGATGGGATATATCCCTTTCCTGCTACGAATTGACCTCCATTTGGATCCATCACAGACTTCAATTCTTCCACTACGAAGTTTATATTACCACCTCTACGAAATACTGCTGAAATCATACGTGTAAGTGCTACAGTCCACTGGAAATGTTCCATATTTTTTGCGTTTATGAAGATTTCAAATGGTATAGTCTTACTGTTGCTATCTACAGTGTCATTGATAGTGACATAGGTAGCCTGACCTTCCCAGCGGATCTTGTAAGAACTGCCAGATAGGGTATCAGGACGGGCCATTACATTATTATCTACATCAACTGGTTCAGGTGCACCAATAAAGTTTGGAAATGGAGTGTCTTCAACTTTATCTTCGATAGATAGGACTGATCCTGTAATATCGTTGGGTCGGTAAGTGGTGCAACCTTTACACCCCATCTTCCAAGCAGCCATGTATACATCCTGAAATTCATCAAATGATATATCTTCAGGGCAATTAATGGTCTTGGATATTGAGCTGTCTACCCATTTTTGTAGAGCAGCCTGCATGACAAGGTGATCATGTGGTGATAGTGTTTGAGCTGTGACCAAACATTCAGCACCTTCTCCAGTAAGATTTGGATCTTTATCCTGCCCTTGAGTATCACGAAACTCATGATACTTTTGGATTGCGTAATCCATCACCTTCTCTTCACGTTTGGTTCCATCACCATTAAGAACCTTGCGTGTGTACTCAGGAGCGAAAATAGGCTCACCACCAGAAGAAACATTACCTGCATACAAACTGATTGTACCTGTTGGAGCAATTGAAGTCAGCAATGCATTACGGATACCGTTATCGTAAATGTCACGTTTGATGTAATCGGGCATCTTTTTCATGAAACCAGAATGGATAAACTTTGTACGTTTAGTAATAGTACTTGTAGCTGGACAGGGGCCAAATCGTTTAGCCAAATTAATTGACTCTTCGTAGGCCGCAATTGTGATCATCTCCATCACACGTTCAGTTTCTCTAATTGCATCATTACTGCCGTATTTAAAGCCCATCATAAACAACATGTCAGCGAGACCTGTCACACCAATACCCATACGACGTTTCTCTTTTGCTTCAGCTTCCTGTTGTGGAAGTGGAAAGATTGAGATGTCAATAACACCATCCAACATTTGTACTGCAGCTTTCACAGTTCTGATTAGTTCTTCATCATTTATAAGTACATTTGATTGGAATGCATTTTGTACAAACTTAGGTAAGTTTATTGAACCAAGTAAACAAGCACCATATGGAGGTAATGGCTGCTCACCGCAAGGGTTGGTAGAGCGAATGTCTTCCATGTACCACAGGTTGTTCTGCTTATTGATTGTGTCGATGAATATAATACCTGGTTCAGCTTGGTTGTACGTTGAGTGCATGATAGTTTCCCACAGCTCTCGTGCACGTATTACTTCGTAAACATACTCCCCATTGATTTGATTGTGTCCTTTATATGTGACACGTTTTGTAGGTTTGATTTTGTGTTTTAATACCCACTCTTCATCATTTTCTACAGCTCGCATGAAATCATCTGAAGCCAGGACAGAAACATTGAACATCCGTAAACGTAGAGGGTCTTTCTTTACTTCTACAAACTTCATTACATCTGGGTGTGTGCAATCCATTGTCGCCATCATCGCTCCTCGGCGTGAACCTGCAGACATGATAGTTTTACACATGGTATCCCAAACATCCATAAATGTAAGTGGGCCTGAAGCATCAGCATCAACACCTTTAACTGGTGCGCCTTGTGGTCGTAAAGGACTGAAGTCATAACCTATACCCCCACCTTGTTGCATTGTGAGTGCTGCTTCTTTTAGCATGTCAAATATGCCTGCTAAATCATCTGGAATCGTACCCATGACGTAACAGTTGAATAGTGTAACCTGACGACCAGATCCTGCGCCTGCAGTAATACGACCAGCAGGTAAAAATTTGAAGTCTTCAAGTGCATCATAGAACTTAGATTCTAATTTGTGCTTACATTTAACACCCTGTACAGATGAACTTTTTGGAGGGTTACCATATATGGTTTTGTTGGCATAAGCACATGCTGCTGCAATACGTTTCCATGTATCTTCAACTGTTGTATCATTTGCTATTTCAGGATTAGGGGTAGTGAGTTTATATTTTCCGTCCCATATCTGCTCTGAGATTGGTTGGGAAAATGAAGAATTATCTGTCATGAGATTTCCTTGGTTTGTGTTTTGTAGAGTTGGGGATCCAGTCATATATGTATAACTGATTTTAGTAATTAAAAAAGAACCCGCAAAGCAGGACAGACTTCACGGGTTCTTCGGTGCGTGCAGGATTAAGGGGAGGAGAAATCCGCACTGCTATTTGACCTCAGTTCTTAGGGGGAGTAACATCGGTCAAATTCTTTAGTTCATTTTAGATTTATAGTCTTCGTCCATTGGGTTGATACCAGCTAAACTAGCCATATGATTTAGTCCTGTCAAGAAAGCGTTACACTCATCTGGTGTATTGAAAGTAAACTCATCACTTTTACCATCAGTGGTTTGTACTACCATAGTCAGATTTTCATCTAAATCTGGCTGAGTGACTGTTGTGTACTCTACCAGTTCCTTTAATAATTTATCTGCCAATGGTGATTGCTCTACCTCTGCACAACCAACATTATTACATAATATTAGTAAATTCTCAGCCAATTTACGTGGCATGGATATATTAGACATTATTTACACCTTTCACATGTACTCACGTATTGTGATTTTGAGTTATGTTTATCACCACACTTACTACAATGTACTTCATAGTTAGAGTGTACTCCGAGATCTACTAGTAAAGTATCAGTCTCCATTACACCACAACCATAAGCATGGTTTTCTTTTCTGGCACAGATGGGACGTAGGTCAAAACCCTCTTGCAGTCAGCAACATCGTGTTTCATTTGGTTTCCTTTGGTCGAGTAGGTTCATCGGTAACAGTAATCAAAGCTTAAGGCGGGTTCCATCGACGTAAAGTACCTAGATTATCTTGGCAGAAAAAAACATGCCCCTGCATTTCCAATATGCGGCGTTCATAGTTTTTTACCTTTAGTTCCAAAATTTACTGATTGTTTAAGGTTTTATTCTCCATCACTTCACCCCCATACTGTCATAGAGGGCTTGGAAATGGGCTTGGGCTGCGGCTTTTGCTTTTCCCAAGCAATCACCGTCATAAATCACAGTGCCGTTATTTAGCGTGGTCTTGAATGTATAACTATCGGACGCCCACCCCTGTTCGATTGTGTAGTTTGAATTATTACAGCATCTAAACCAACCTATTGGTGCTTCGACCCACTCCAGCGCCTTAGCCTTGAGGTTAGCGGCGGCGTAACCTGCGTTGTAGGCGTCATTTAAACAATTAGTATGATGTTTCCATACAACAGACGGACACCCCAAAGGTTCCTTAACATGTGCATTAAACCATTCATCAAACCCCTGTGGTTCAGGATTGGTTAGGTGCGGCAGTAGTGCGTTAATGACAGCTTCCGCACAATCCCATGTGCCAGTATTCGCAGGATCGAAAGCTATGGTCTTTTCTATTGTTGCCTGAGCAATCCCTATCAAAGCTTTCCTGTCAGGTGGTGTGGGCTGTTTACACTCGATACGTGGCGGTTTATCGAACAACGCTTCAACCGCCCTATAAGCAGTTTCTTGGCCGTTTACTTCAGCGCTACGCAGATTAAGGTCTGCATTTAGTTCATCGTCCCATTTGCGTTTTGCTACAGGTGGTAAATCCGCAATGGCCTGTAATGCGTCCTTAGCGGTGGGATCGGGCGCGGGGCGGGTGTTCCATATGGCGATGTAATCGCGGTCTGTATAGCGTGACGATGCCCCACAATTATCGCACACTATGCGGTGAGATGGTCTTAAAATCGTCCCTTTGTGGTGTTCAACCATTAAACTGTTATCATCACCACAAAACGGGCAGGGCTTCAACTCTGGTTTATCGGTCATTGCGTCTCTCCATTGGCTTTTGTATGTGTCATAGTTGCAACTCCCCAATATGGCGTCGAAACACCGCGTTTAAAATGTATTCTATCTGTTCATGTGTCATTATGTTTCTTTCCTGTATAGGGTCAAGGGTTCTGCACACTATGTTGTGTGAACTGGTTGCATTGCACCTTAGATATTCCGTTCATTTTTAATCAAATCGAAGTCCACAGAAACCAACCCAAGGTGTAACATCGAGTAGAAACACCCCTTATGATACGATAACTTAGCCCCTATTTGGAGGCATTTAGGATGGTATCTAATATCAAAAAATGTCAGCATTCTTCACACTCCTCTATTAAATTTTTGATGATGCAGATTAAAAGGGCACGTGCGGGGTTTTCTTCGCACCACGCTTCAGCATAATACTGCCTTTCCCGACTAATCCCGTCAGGCCACCAGCACACCGAAACCTTTATGCACGTTGGGTCAGTAACGATTGAATATTGGCTCATTCCCACAAGAACCGCATCTTTAAGCGCAATGGCGGCGTCTAGTGAGCCTTGAAATGCACCAATGAGGTCAAGAACATCAAGGCCGCAGTGGGGCATAGACATTTCAAACTCACCCGCTTCAACCTTTGCCAGTAGCGTTTCTAAGTCCTGTTTATTGCTCATTCCTCACACTCCTGTTTTGTGATAGCGTTCTCAGCCAGCTTTTTAGACGTGGCAATAAGCGGGTTTACTACATCAAGCGGAATATTAAAATCGCGGCCCTTGTCGATCAACTTGGCAAGGTCGCCTTGAAACTCGGCTA